TATTGATTACGGCTTAGTTCCTTAATCATTAAAGATAGAGTTTTGGGGCGGTGGGCAACTGCCGCCCTTTTTAAAAAAGTGAATAAAATGTGTAACTGCAACGACCTATCAAAGTACGATTTCAAGTCTCCCGCAATGCGGGCATATCTCGGCACATACGGCGAACACTTCTCCAAGGAGTTGTGTGAGGATGCCGTGAAGATGATGCGTGACCGCCAAGGCAACCCGGTGCAGATGTCAAGCAAGGAGGACATCAAGACCATGCTTGAAAACAACGGGGTGACGCTTGGCCGCAACACACTCTACGATGCGGTGTACGTCCATGCAATGGCAAGAGCCGACTATTGGGGTAGCAGCATCGATGACGAGGCTCACCTCGCCATGTACATCAAGGACTACATCGACGATCCTGACGGCTACGAGGGTAAGGCATTCAACCGCTGGTATGCCGATATGTGTAAGATGGGTATCGTATTGGATTGGGAAGACTACGTTAGATGATCGCCAAGTGGATTGACATAGACGGTGGAAAGTGGCGCATCGTGGTCAACTACGATGTGACACCTGCGGAGGATGTTTGGATTACCAAGCAACTGCGCTCCGTCAATGCCTATGAGAGCGACATAGAGGCTGCTCTACGGCTCTTTTATGAGCCAAACAAGGCTTGTACCGTCAGCGACCCAAACGAGCGCATGAGCGTTGTCTGCATCGGATGGACTACGAGCCGGGCAGAGTGGCACAATTCCATCGTCCATGAGATAGACCACGTTCAGCGTGACATCTGCGAGTACTATGATGTTTCACTTGGCGGTGAACTTGCCGCCTATGTGCAAGGCTACCTTGCAAGCGAGATGATATTATGAATAACCTCGGCACGGACATATTGCTTGAGCGCAGGCACGAGTTCAGCGTTGACGGGAGGATGTACCACATCGCGCCGCCATCGCTGGGCAAGTTGTTCGTGTTGCAGGGGTTGATTTCAAGTATCGGCATCAACGAGAAACTGCTGGCATCCATGCCGCACGTTGAGTTGTTGCGTGTTGCCGAGGCCGAAAAGCACAAATGCTGCGAACTGATTGCCTATGCCACCTGCGACACAAGGGAGCAGTTGAGCAACGTGGCCGAGATTGAGCGGCGCACACACCACTTTGAGTTCCTCCTCGATAATGCCGAGGTGGCTACGCTTATGGTCGCCACGTTCAGCCACAACCGCCACCACCAGTTTATGGATGAGTCGGGTATAGCCAAAGAGCGTGAGCGCATGGCGGCGGTAGCACGGCACAAGGAGAAAGGCGGCGGCATAGCATTCGGCGGTAAAACAATCTTCGGTCAACTGATAGACCCTGCCTGTGAGCGTTACGGCTGGACATACGACTACACCGTTTGGGGTATCAGTGCAGCCGTCCTAGAGTTGCTTATGGCAGATAAGGTTAGCGAGGTGTTCTTGACCGATGACGAGAAAAAGAAGATGCCGAAACACCTCATTGAGACCGATGATATCGTAAGCGGTGATGACCCGAAGAATTGGAAACGTATGGAGCAGTTAATGAACATGGGATAACACTATGGCAGAATTAAAGTTTATCATAACGGCTGACAATAAGGGCATGATGGAGGCTCTGCAAGAGACGCAACAGGCTATGCGCACTACGGCAAGAAATGTGGAGCAGATTGGGCAGATGCTCGACCTGCAAGAGTTCCGTGACGCATCTGCATCCGTTACCGACTTCGCCAGCAAACTCTATGACGCAAGCCGGGAGTCGGTCAGCAACCTGTCAACGATGAGCCAGGAGTTCTCCGCACAGGCAGAGACCATCCGCAGTGAGATGGAATCCATGCTTGGCGGCGGCTCGATGGACGGCATGGCTGACAAACTCGATGCCTATAAACAGGCCGTTATGGATGCCAGTGCAGCAGCCGAGACCGCATACAATGTGCAGGGTGTTGCCGTGGCTACATTGGCCGATGAACTTGATTCACTACAACAAGCGCAGGAGGCTGCTCTTAGCGCAGGGGATAGCGGAACGGCACAAGCCTTGCAGGGCGACATTGACGCGCTCTCAGGCACGTTAAAACAAGCCGAAGAGCAACTTGCGCAGCTTGGAACGCAAGCCGAAACAGCCAATCAGCAACTCAACAACCTTGATGCCACCTTTGCCCAGTTCGGCGGGAATGCCGAGAATGTGGGCAGCGCATTCGACACCATCAAGGGAAAGATTGGCGAGGCAACCGAGGCAACGAAGAACTGGCTGACCGGGAACGGAAAATTCACCGAGGGTGTCAATAGCATGAAAGAGGCTCTCGGTAGTATGGGTGGCGCATTCACCCCTGCTATCGCAGGAGCAAAGAAGATGCTCGTTGCCCTGCGGGCTATGATCGCCACCCCAATCGGTGCCGTGCTGACTGCCGTAGTGCTTGCCCTGCAAGCGATGCACAAGTGGTTTACCAAGTCGGCAGAAGGCCAGCGTGCATTCGCCAAGGTGTCGGGATATATCACAAGTGTACTCGGCACTTTGACGGACATCGCAGTAGCCGTCGGCAAGTACTTATTCCGTGCGTTCACAGACCCGAATAAGCCGCTCGGTGCATTCGCCCGCAACCTTGTCGGCACATTCTCCAATGCGTTGAAATCCGTCTATCATCTGGTCAAGGGGCTTGGCAACAGCCTCGCCTCGCTCGGCACAATCATCAAGGGCATCGGCACGATGTCACTTGACACCATTTCTGCCGGGTGGGAGCGGCTGAAGAATGCTGGCACACTGATGGGACAGGCGTTCAAAGAGGCAGGAAGCGCAGCCGCAAACGCATTCGGCACGATTATCAACCTCGGCAAGAGCGCAGCCGAGGTGGTCAGCGACGTGTGGAATGCCGCATCGTTCAGCGGATTTGAAAAGTATGTCAACGACCAAATCAAGAAAGCGCAGGTCGCAGGGCAACTCAAGCAAGACGAGGTGGATGCCACCATCAAACTTCAAGAGGCACAAGCGAAGCAGGCCGAGTATGACAAAAAGATTGGCGAACAATACGAAAAACTTTACAAACTCAAAGGCAAGGAACGCCAAGATGCTATCAACGAACTCAAGAAGTGGCAACAGGCCAAGTTCGATGATGCTATCGAGGCGCAGACACAACTCTACGAGATAACAAAAAAGAACAACTCGCTGCATTCATCTACGCTTGAGGATTTGCAGAAAGAGCGTGACTTGAGAACACAAGTATTGCAGTTAGAGGCACAACGTGCCAACTCTACCCGTATGCTCGCCCGCATGGAGGCCAGTAACGAGCGGCAGATGGCAAGTGCTGCTGCAAAGGCTGCAAAAGGTGGTGGCAAGGTGGTCACTATCGACACTAAGAAGGTCCAAGAGGCCGAGGCGGCACTGGCGGAACTGGAGCGCAAGCAGGACAACGAGCGCATATCGCAGACGGTGGCTATGGAAGAACGGCTCACCGCTGCACGTATCGCAGCCATGAAGGACGGTGCCGAAAAGGTGGCCGCACAACGTGAGGCGGAGAACAAAGCAGAGTTGTTGCAACTTGCCGAACAACTCAAGGCCGCGAAGGAAGCCGAATACCAACGGCAGAAGGCACGCTACGAAGCCGAGCAGAAACTATTGCCTGCCGACGAGCGTAAGCCGTGGGAGGCCGCTATGCTTGACCAGTCAGCCATTGATGCGATCGTCAAACAATATGAGGAACTAGCAGACCTCATCAAGCAGAAGCAGCAACAAATCATTGAGGGCGAGAGCCAGTCCTCAATGCGTGAATATTTGAAACAATACGGCACATACCAGGAGAGGCGTTTAGCCATAACCGAGGAATATGCCGACAAGATTAACAGGGCTACCACCGAGGGAGAAAAGATGATGCTTGCCAAGCAGCGTGAATCGGAATTATCGCAGCTTGATAAGGACTTCGGCTTGCAGACGCAGCAGATGGCAGACTTGTTTGCCGATGCGAGCGATAAATCGGTAAAGTCCATTGAGGCTATAATCGGCAAGTACCAAACCCTTGTGGACTACATGAAAGGCCAGAGCGACATCAGCCGTGAAGACCTTATCAGCATCGGTTTCAGCGAGGAGGACATCGACAAAATCCAGCGTGGAGAAATCAAGATAAACGATGTCATTGCCGCCATCGAGAAACTGCAAAACGAAGTAACGAGGCGCAGCCCGTTCAAGGCTTTCAAAGCCGAAATTGACAATTCGCTCGGCAAACTCAAGGCAGGGCAAACGGGCGAAGGCTTGCAGGGGATCGGCCAAGCCGTGAACAAGTTCCTGCCCTCCGTCAAGGAGTTCGGCAAGAACATCGCCAGCATCTTCGGCTTCGACGATTCTGCCGTGCAGGGTGTCATTGATGCCGTGGGCGGCTTGGGCGACGCAGCAGCAGGTGTCGGGCAGATCATGTCGGGCGACATCGTGGGCGGCATCATGAACACGGCAAAGGGCATCGGCACGATTGTCAATGCTGTTGAGGGATTGTTCGGTGCGGACTACTCATCCTACAACAAACTCGTTGAGCAGTACAACAAGTTGATTGATGTATGGGATGACCTATTGGACAAGAAACGTGAATACCTTGACACCAGCTATGGTGCAGAGGCATTGCGAGCCGAAAAGGAGGCAACCGAGATTCTCAACCGAGAGACTGAGGCATGGCGGGAGCTGGGCAAGGAGAGACTGAATGCGGGGGCAAGTATCGGCTCCCACTCCATCGGCAGACGCATTGTGAACGAGATGACCGCAGCCGATTGGGGCGACATCAGCAAAGCCATTGGAGGCAATGCCCGGAAGATGTTGGGCGAGAGGCTGACGGGTCTGTTCGACCTATCGAGCGACCAGCTGCAAAGGCTCAAGGAAAGCGCACCCGCATTCTGGGCTCGCATGGATGATGATGTGCGAAAGTATTTGCAGAACATCATCGATGGTGCGGAGCAGCTTGAGGATGTGCAGAAAGCGGCACAGGAACGCCTCACGCAGACCACCTTTGAGGCCATGCGTGATGACTTCATCAGCAAACTGGCAGACATGGAAACGGCGGCAAGTGATTTCAGTGATGACTTCGCTGAGATGCTGTTCAAGGCAATGCTCAACACTAAGGTTAATGAGATGTTCAGCGACAGGTTATCAAAGTGGTATGACCAGTTCGCCGAGAGCATGAAGGATGGCGAAATCAGCGAGAGTGAGCGTAACGCCCTGCTTGCCGACTACAACAACATCGTGGCCGATGCGGTGAAACTGCGTGACACGCTTGCCGACGCAACGGGCTATTCGCAGAGCGTTGGTGAGGGCAGCGGAGCATACAAAGCCGCATCCTCGTTCAGCCAAGATCAGGGCGATGAACTCAACGGAAGACTGACCGCCATCCAAATCGGTCAAGCCTACCAAAACGAACAACTGACAATGGCGGTGATGCAGTTGCAGACACTTTCCGTTGTCGGTCAGGAGCAGGGGAACACCCTTGCCGAGATGCGCAACCTCATGCTGATCGGCAACAGCCACCTTGAGGACATTGCCCGCTACACACGAATTGCGGCCCAATATGGGGACGCAATAGAACAGATTGCAACCAAGATTAAAACGCTATAAGATTATGCCAAGGGGGATTTGTACGATATACAACTGGGACGGCAACGAAAACGGCCACAACATCAAGGCTGAGTTCGGTGTCTCGTTGAGCGATGGTGCTATCAGCGCATTGCTGGCTTGGCCCGATGCGAAGGAACGTGTCAGCAATGAGAGCAGATTGGAGGACGGGAAGCGCACAGATATCATGGCACCGACCCGCTTTGCTGCCCGAACCATCACGCTTGAGATGCACCTCATCGCCAGCGACTTCGGAGACCTGCTTGCCAAGGAACGTGCGTTTTTGGCAGCGTTGACCTATTCTCCAGAGGGCATCATCCTATTGTTTGAGATATACGGACAAACGATTCAATATAGGTTGCAGTATATCTCATGCACGCAGTTCGCAGTATTTGGCGGCACGCTAGCCAAGTATGCCGTTAGGTTTGAGGAGCGTGTGCCGAGGAACGGATTACAGACAAGAGATTTCAGCAGCATTGGCGAATGAGTGACTTAGGCTACACATACGGCATTCAGCAGAGGGCGACACCGACCATCACCCTGCACTATTACAACAATACTAATAGTGCGGAAACGATTCTGCTGCCAATTACTCCACGCTCTATGCGTAGGTTTAGGCTGATGGAAGAGGACTGCATCGTTCTGGAGTTCTCACTTTCCTATGCCATACATATCGGTGTCGGTGACTATATCGATGATGCTGTGTTTGGCACGTTTTATAGCAACGATGAGCAGATGCCGAAGTACAACCAGCGCACTGGAGGCTATGACTACTCGCTGAGATTCGATGCTCAGTACTATCGCTGGCGCAGGTATCTCTGTATGCTTGTCGCCAACGTGTACGATGAGAACGAGGACGATTATATAGACAGGCGAATGGAGGTCGAATGGAATCTGACCGCACCGCTTGCTACCCATGCCCAACAGATTGTTCGGAATCTGTCTGTGCTTGGCTTTTCGGGCGTCTCCATATCCATCACCGCAGAGAAGGCTAACGGGGTGCGGTATCTGCAATACAATGGCATTAGCATCATCGAAGCTCTTAGGATGATAGCCGAGGCATGGGAGACCGAATGGTGGGTCACAGACAATACCATCCATTTCGGCAAATGCGAGCTGGACAACACTCCGTTTGTTTTCGCTTTGGGCAATAACGTGGAGAGCATGGACGTGGCCCGTGACCAGCAGACCTATGCCAATCGGGTCTATGCCTATGGCGGCACTCGCAACATCCCAGATACCTACGATAGGGAGCTGGTGTTTGAGGTGACGGATGTAGGCTCAGACGGATTCAAGGATGCCAACAGACCGCTTCGAACAGATATGATAGGCGGTACATCAACCGCCACCATCGTGCAGTTTACAATGGCCTCGAGCGCAACGGCATCGGGTAACGGATACTCGCAGCGTACCGATACCAAGACATTGAACGGCAAGCAGACGATTGGCGGCTCAGTAGCCGTTTCGATGAAGTTGGCTAGTGATGACTGGACCGTAGCAAGCGACTACCCAATCGTGTCGGCATCGCTGATTCTCCATGTCGGTACTCAGTCCATCACGCTCGACACGCAGAGCAACATCATGTCCTACAAGGACGATAGCGATGCCTCTGACACCGAGATTAAGCGGGTATGGGATTACTCATGCGATATCAGCCGTGAGCTCAACTTGACGGGCAACACGCAGATATACCTTGAGGTACGATGGTCGGTTGCGTATCAGCAGGTTTCCGATGTCACCGCATCGTTTGTCGGCGAACTATCATATATCACCGCCTCGTCTGGCGAGGAAAACGCTACCAAGCAGGTCATCGTGACACCCGTAGGATTGACTGGCAGACAAGCTACATATTACGCTGCTACTGGGCTTATAAAGTTCAACGGCAGTTCGCCCAGCAACTGGGTTGCCGGCAGGGAGTACACCATTTCCCCAACCACTATTAAGGTCCCGATATCTTACTATACACCCAAGTACGATGCCGAGGGGATGAGCGCAGTTGGCGAGAAACGGCTGCATCTGCCCGGCAACAACCGCTATCGCCAGTCCAACGGAGTGACCAGCCATAACATCTGTGAGATATCGGTTGTCATGGAAGATGAGTACCCACGATTGCAACTGCGTATCAAGGCGGGTAGCATCTACACCACCACAAAGACCGATACCACCACCCATAATGACGACAGTGTGACCCGAGAGAACTGGAAGCAGTACTCGTTCCTTGCTGAGTATAGCGCAGACGGCGGGACAACGTGGCAAGACTATCGATTTGACACCGACTGGCTTATGGACGGGCAGAAACTGCAAGCCGTGTTCACCGCCCCTGCATCCGTGCAGTCGAGCGGATGGATGCTGGCTGGTATGACCTTTGATGTCGGCTATGTCAACAATACACGCAGATTTAGCATCATCCGCAATACCGACTATGGCTCATCGATACCCAACCAGTTCCTCTACCCGAGTGACCGCGACGAGTTTTTCTTGGTCGGCTGGAATCCTCAAGCCATGACCGAAATGGGTCTTGTGTCGCAGTCGCAGCAGCGTCTGCAAGCCAAGACCAACGAATACCTGCAAGCCATGCAGGATGGTCAGTTCACGTTTACCTGCCGCATGATTAGCGACATCTTCAGAACGTGGGACTACGGGGGCAGGGGCAAGGTGGATGGCTTGTACACCTACGGCTTGATTAAGGCTGGCGCAAAGGTAACCATCAATCACGATGCCTTGCCTAACGGAACGAAAACCAGCCGTATTATCGGCTACGAATATAAGCTGGATATGCCGTTTGATACCCCGACTTATATCATCGGGGAGACAGAGGCATACTCAAGGCTCAAACAGATTGAGAAACAACTAACAAAACTATAACGATATGAAATGTTTTTATTGTCATTACAACAACGGAGCGGGCGGGAAACTAAACCGACCCGTAATCACACATCCGCAGGGTAACCTCATCAATCTTTCGTTTCCGATCACAACGAGAGCCGTCACTGTTATTGATGGTGAGGAACACGCGGAAGAGGTTGAGATGGATTTATCACAGAACCTCGCCAGCAAGCCAGTCGTGGAATTGTCCCGAGGCAAGAAGGTGCTGAAATATGAGTGCGACATCTTCCAGAACAAGGTCAGCTTCGTTGACTACGGCAAGCTACCCCTTGGCACTTATGACATCGCTATCTCGCTTGATTTCGTTGGCGGCTCACAAATGCGCTTCCGCAAACGCACCATGCTGCAAATCGTCGAGCACATGGATGGCCAATACGCTAATGACGAGTTCAATGTTACCGCCATCTACCCCATCATCAAGGGCAGGACAATCGCAATCTCTATTGCTGACGGACAAGTCCGCATCAGCGAGAACGGGAAATTCCAGGGCGATGATAAGCCCAACAATGGGCGAGCAGATATCACCGCAAAGCAGGGTAATGGCTACCTCGTTTTTGAGGATGGGAAAGCGAAATTATACACTTAACTCATATATATTATGGCAAAAGACAGATTGACACTATACGATAAGTATGGGAATAAGAGGGATGTCGATATGTCCACCGAAGACGTGACACTCGACAACGAAGGCGGGAAGACGCTCAAGCAGAAACTTGCCGAGGTGGACGAAGGTATCGGTGAACAGGTGAAGAAAGTTGTGTTTAACGGCACAACGAAAAACGCATCAAACGGAACTATCGACCTCGGCGACCAGATGCAGGCAGACTGGAACGAGAGCAGTACCAGCTACCCGACATTCATCAAAAACAAGCCGAATGTTGTCACCGGCATAAGGATTGGCTCAAGCGGCAGCACGATCACGCCGACAGGCGGTGTTATCACCTTGCCCGAAAGCGAGGGTGGTGGCACGACAGAGTGTGACACCGCTATGAGCGACACGAGCGATGCTCCCGTGCAGAACAAGGTCATCAAGGCTTATGTTGATGGACTCATTCAGGGCTTGCGGAACGTGCTAAACACCATTACGCAGGATGGTGCAACGCAGGGAGTTATCGACACCTTCAACGAGGTGAAGGCTTTCCTTGAAGGCATCAGTTCAAGCGACACGTTGGCTGCAAAGCTATTGCTCAAGCAAGACAAGTTATCTGCTGGCAACGGCATCGTGATTGCACAGGACGGCAAGACGGTGAGCGTGGATGCCGAGGTTGTTCAGCCTGTCACCGCAGACGGCACGTTTGCAATCCGCATCGGCAACAACACCTACACCATCAACCTCAACCACAGCCATCCGCAGTATTTGACGGCGCAGTCGCTGAAGGCTGGTAGTAACGTGAGCCTGTCGGTCAATCAGCAGACTGGAGAGGTCACTATCAACTCGACTGGCGGTGGTGGTGGCAGTGGCACACAGGTACAGGCTGACTGGAATCAGACTGACTCCACCGCAGTTGACTTCATCAAGAACAAGCCAAACATTCCCGTTGTGCCTACAGCGGTCAGTGCGTTCACGAATGATGCGGGCTACCTGACGCAGCAGTCGCTGGCTGGTCGAGTGCAGTCGAATGATGTTGTGACCATTGTTAAGATTTCGCAGGCAGCTTATGAAGCCTTGCCAGTTAAGGATAGTACAACCCTGTATCTTATCACCGAGTCATGAAGACAGGAAGTGACAATATAGGCTCGTTGTTCCTTGGCACCGAGGGAATCGGCAAGGCATATCTTGGCAACGAACTGGCATTTGACGCCAATGCTCGTCACCTGCCGAGCCGTTACAAGGAATGCGAGTATATAGATAGTGTTAATTACGGTGCTTATGCTGCATACATTAAAACTGGTGTCCTTACATCAAGTGAACTTCGTATTGTAATAAAAGCATATGGAGAAGTTTCTGACGGATGGTGTTTTCTGTTTGGCGCTCAACCAAACAGTCAAACTAATATGTTTGATTGTTACAGTTATAATGACAAAGTGCATAGTTTTAAAGTTTATGGTTCAAGTTTTGGCTCTGGATATATTACTAATGTTGCAGGAATCTATGAAATAGATATTAACAAACATAGGCTTATATATAATGGGGTTACATACACATCAGAGACTTCTGATTCGTGGCAGAATAATCTCGAGATGCCTATTTGTGCCCTTAATGACAATGGCAGTTTTAATGGAGGCGCACATGCTAAAATATATTATGCTAAAATATATGATGGAGATGACCTGATACGCGACTATGTTCCTGCATATGATACGGTTGCTCAAAAATATGGTCTATATGATTTCGTCAATGGCACCTTTACATCAAGCGCCAATACCAGAACCCAATTTACAGGTGTAATCAAGTGAGTTTGAGAATGAATTATTAACAACAGCAACAACATAAAAACAATGGCAGAGAAAATTATAACTCCTTATGGAAGTAACGGTCAAGCCGCTGACGGGCTTGGCATAGTAGACAACCTGAGTTCAGGAGGACATGACAAGGCATTGTCGGCAGAAATGGGCAAGGTGCTGCTCGGGCTGATGCATACGTTGTGGGATTCGCTCGGCGAATCCGCGTTTTGGCTTGGCAAGCCTGACATTGACTGGTCATCCATCGGTTTGCTGACGCACACGATTTCGCGCACAATCGCGCACGGTCACAGCAACAGCAGCCTGTTGCAGATTGCGGATGGTTCGCCGCTGAATGAGACCATCATCTTTGACGAGGGCTACGTTCTTGACACGCTCACGGTGACGATGGGCGGTGTGGATGCCAGCCAGTACATTTCTGGCAACACAATCTCCATTCCCAGTGTGACTGGCCCCGTCGTGATTACCGCAACGGCTACATCGGCAAAGTCTATCACGCTTAACTTGACGGGTTGCACCAGCAGCAACGATGCCGCTGGCGTGAGCGAGGGAGCATCGTACACTACGAAGATTGAGGGTGATGGGATTAACAAGGTCGTTGGTAAAAACGGCTTTTCCGTCACGATGGATGGTGTCGCCTTACCCATTGTGCTTGAAGATGGCTATCCTCGTGATTCCGCACCAAGCGAAAGCAACCACATCGACATAGACAGCGTTCCATGTGTTGTATATAAGTCAGACCTGACATCAATAGAAAATGGCGCAAAGGTACAGATTGGCAAGCCTTATTATGAAGTTCGCATCCCTGAAGTAACAGGGAATATAACAATCGCTGCTACTGCCGTTGATTTTATTGTTGCAGGACCGTGGTATATTGGCACAAGCACACCAGGATCATCTGAAACTTGGTGTAAAAATTCCGAGCCTATTCCAATCGCAAGAGTTTCTCCATTCGATACAATCGAATGGGCGCATTTTGGTCCTTCAGCTGGCCAAACTGGCAACTATCTAACGAATAAGGCTGTTTGTGAGTACAATTCACATTATTATCTTAAGACGGCAAATGACCCCGCTTGGAAGTATAACCAAAATTCAAACACTGTAACTATAACTGGTGACAGTGCGACGCAAGCGCGATTGATTTTCGCTTCATTCACCTATCAATATCTCAGCAGCTGCTATGTGCAAGGCAGTGGCGGTAATAACACGACTGCTATTTTCAAGCCGTCTGCATATGTCGAAAACCAATAAATCCTAATGCTATGGCTACTAAGATAACTGAACAGGACTCAATGCGTGTAGCCGCCACTAAGATTACTGGCGGCTTCACGGAGTTGGGCGTAACCGCACCGAGCATCACCGAACAGGATTCGATGAGCGAGATTGCCCGCAAGGTCAATGCCGCCTTTGATGCTATTGTTGACAGCCCGCAGCACATCACCGAGCAGGATTCGATGCAGGTTATAGCCAACAAGATTGATGGTAACTTTGCAGCAGCCGATGTGCAGCCCACGCCAACCGTCAGCACGTTCTCGTTCCTGCACGCCAGCGACCCGCATGGTCAGTCATTTGCTCTATTGAAGACTACGCTGGACAGCGACAGTGACTGCGAGTTTGCAATGGTCACTGGTGACCTGAAGGCTTACGGAAGTTCCGCTGTCGGCTACAACGCATCAACGCTCAACAATCCATCCAACTACAACGGCAAGCTGATGGCTTGTGCGGGCAACCATGACGCTTGGGATAGTTGGGACAACAATACCACCAACCGCGACAACCGTTGGATGTCAAAGTGGCTGTATACCCTCATGGGCAATAGCGTGACTTGGGGTGATACGTTAGGCGAAGGCTTTGATGGTGCGCCGATTTCATCCTACTATTACAAGGACTTCAATACCAATGGCGACCATCCCGTGAGACTGATTACCATTGACCAGTTCGAGGTCTACAAGAAGTTGGGCGTCAACGGCAATACCTACACTGCAAGTTATCGTTCAGTCGTTGTCATGACCAACAAGCAGATGCAGTGGTTCATTCAGTTGCTGAAAGATACTCCAGCGAACTACACCATCATTATCGCACTGCATGAAACGCCGTTCTACAACAATAGCGGTTACATCGAGTCGCTTGACCCGCTGGAGTCAGGCATCACCGAACAGCAGCAGGTTGAACGTCTGTTCATGACCGAAGGAAAGTACACGAATAACGTGCGCGAAAAACTCTACGCGCAAACTTTCTGCGAAGAATACGACAACCGCTATCACAAGACCTCTGGAAACGTGGAGACTTGCGGACTCATCGTCAATATCATGAAGGCTTATCTTAGCAAGTCATCATGGGTGGCTACCTATAACGACAGCAGTTTCCCTGCTGACGGCTCCACGTTGTCGGTGAACGCCGACTTTACAAATATGGGGCATGAACCAGCAGCCTTTGCGTGCTACATTTACGGCCACATCCATGCCGACGGGCATACATGGGTTAGGCGGAGCGACGCCGCCAAGCAACTGATGTTGTCTATCTGCCGCGCCAACAAAAACGTGAACTACTCCAGTTATGATGATGTTGTAGCTACATCACCTGACAACCGCATCAACAAGGTGACGATTGAGTTTGCCCACGGCAACGTGCCCATGTGTGTGCATGTTGAGCGCATCGGTCAGCAGCAGACGATTGGAGGTCGCACGCGCGATGAGCTGTATTTCTACTTTGACGATGACCAGACCATCTCTCATGAGAGGATAACGAATTGGTGATAAAGTGTTTAAACATTAATTACAATACGAATTATGAATTGCAACTGTAACAACAATCACGCGATAAAGCCAGGAATACATCACGTCTTCGGTAACTCGCATGAGAGGATTACAACTGAACGATTGTATGTCGCAGGGGAATCCAGGGCGAGGGTTGAGTGACAAAGATGCAATCCGAGAGAACTATTATAGTTTCGGCTACATCAGTGATGACCCGCATGGATTCGGACCGTTTGTGCTGGCATCGCTGGAGTATGAGAAAATGTTTTAGAAAGGAGGTAAAGAATGATTAGCAACTATTCGCATATCTTGGCAGGGTTGCCCGTGATGTACCTCATAGTGGTTGTAGCGATGTGCGTGGTCATCGGTGCCATGTGCATGGATGCCGCATTCGGCTGGCGCAAAGCAAAGCTGAGAGGTGAGGCGAGGACGAGTTACTTGTTCTCTCGCTCTATCACGAAGTTCGCACTCTATGAGGGAGTACTATTCATCAGCGCAGGGATTGACACGCTTATTCATTTCGTTTGGGCGCAGTTCAATTCGTCAACGGTGCATTGTGTTCCTCTTGCCTCAATCCTCGTAGCCATCGTGCTTTGCATCGTAGAAATTTGGTCGATGCACGAAAAGGCCGAGGAAAAGACAAGGAAAAACATCACCCATGCCATCGAGGTCGTGGCCGATGCGATGTCTAAGGAGCAGGCGGTGGAAATCGCCAAGCACATCATCGACAAAGCGGCAGATGCAAGCGGTGGCGAGGTGTAACCGATTGACATTTCCAATGTTTAAAGAATTGGAAAGAACTGGAAAGAATTGGAAAGAAAAAGCCACCCCGAAGGATGGCTAAACCTTGCAAGAAAGCAAGGCGAAATCGGTACGTTTTAGAAGAACTGCATTAAACGTATTACAAAAGTAACAAAAAAAATTGAATCTACAACATGACAAGAATAGAAAAATACGGAACTTTTTGCCGTTCATGGGAAGGTGGTTGGTCAAACCATCCCAATGACAAAGGCGGGGCGACCATGCGAGGTGTGACCTATACCACATTCTGCGCTTTCCGCAAAGCAAAGGGTCTACCAAAGCCGACCTTGCTGGATCTGAAGAACATCACCGACAAGGAGTGGGACAGCGTATTGCGGTGGCACACCTGGGACAAGCTCAACCTCGACAAAATCAACGACGAGTGGGTGGCTTACCTCATCGCCGACTGCTGCTGGATGTCGGGGCCTGGCTACGTCAAGCGCATCCAGAAGTCGCTCGGCTTGAAGGACGACGGCATCATCGGGCCTAAGTCGCTGGCGAAAATCAACTCAATGGACGGGCCAATCCTGTTCAGTGCTTTGTGGAATCAGCGCAAGGCGTTCTATATGAACATCGGGAAAGGCGGCAATTCGGTCTTTTTGAAAGGCTGGCTGCGACGTCTTGAGTGTGTTAAGCACGGCTACCTGTTCTGCAACGGCGGCAAATACCTGCGATAAAAGTTAAGGTGATGTAAGTTACCTTGATGTAACTCTTAAAACAAAAATAAGGCGGTGAAAACCTGCTTAATATGTACAAATCCTGCAAAATAAGCGGTTTGAACGCAAAAAAGTTGTTTATATGGGAAACATTAACAAAAATGCGGTAGGCGAAGCGGTAGGCCGTATCGGGTGCGGTGCGGTAGTTGTCGCGGCCATTGCTTTAATTTTATCGGCTATATTATGAGTAACAAGAAAAGACTTTTGTACTGCCTGATTGTGGGCATCGTGCTGGGTAACATCGTTTACTGGACAAACCGATGCAGCAAAGGTGAGGTTATCAAGGTGGAACGTGACACGGTGGTCGTTACCGACACAATCGCACGGTACTACCCCAAGCCCGTTGAGGTTGATCGGGTACGCACCGAGTACAAGTTCCTGACGAGGGTGCAACCTGTCGGAAAAACCGACACGTTGTTACGTGAGAATTACGGGAGATTACGTGAGAATTACGTGGATTCCGTGTTGGTCGAAGTTCCCATCGAGTCACGACACTACTCATCCCCGGAATACGATGCCTGGGTGAGCGGCTACGAACCGAGCCTCGACAGCATCAAGGTATATCAAAGGACTGAATATATCACCGAGCGGGTGACCTTGAGCAAACCTCCCAACAAATGGGAACTGGATGCAGTCGCAGGGATTGACTACAACGTGACCACGCAACGATATACACCGCACGTTGGCGGGGAACTGCTCTACAAACCCAACCGATTGCAGGTCGGCATCCGTGGCGGGATCATCAGGAATGACAAGGCCGAGCCGTTTGCCGGTGCTGTCGTGAGATACAGGATTTTCTAGTTTCTTAACCATATAAATAGAAAGGGGTGTTTTAGTTATTAGTTATCTATCGTCTATGCCGTGAGGCATGGGCGATTTTTTGTCCTTTTCTGCCCAAAAACCCACCGAAAACCATAAAAACATATATTTTTTGATATTTTTTTGCCAAAATATTTGGTGGTATATATTATTTGATATATCTTTGCAATGTCAAAAAAAAGTACTAACAATTAAAACAATACGACTATGACACAGGCACAAAAAAACTACATCGCAGTATTGACTAAAAGGTTAATGAAAGTGATTAAAAATGGAGACAAGAGTTATGACCACTTGATGTATGGTCTGAACGCAGACTTTACAACCAAAGAGGCAAGCGAGTGGATTCAACATCTCAAGGATATGATTTTCGCACACAACTCAGTAATTGCATACTACGCAGTAGATGGCGGCAGGAGTAGAAAGGGGCAGATTTAAACCAAACCGGGGGCGGCAACCCCGCCCCCCATATAACAAGAAACAACTAATAACCATCATATAAGTTGCGCACGACACGAACAAAGTGCATTTGATTATGGCAACAAGATTTTACACAACGAGTGAGAATGCCCGCCTACTGACAAAGGCAGCGAAAAAGAATTGTTTCTTTTTCCGCACACTTATGCGAACCGACACTGATACACTCGTTCATTGCGAGACTAACGCACAGGGTTATCAGTACATCAAGGATAACGGCATAGATGTTGACACCGAGGTTAAACCGGCTCCTGCGGCAATGACCTACCGCTACAAGGTACAAGACCGTGGAACTGGCAACGTGATTGGCTTTTTCTATACTGAAGATGAAGCGAACGCAGGCGTTGTGTTGTTTGAAAACAACGATAAGGAACACGGCACCTACGCCCCAGGCTTCTACGAAGTCATGCCGCTGGAGGTTGAAGAAGAAACCCGTTACCGACTCGGTACATTGGTTAAGCATCTGCGATTCATGCAAGGCCTCACCCAAACCCAACTCGCAGAGAAATGCGGCATGGCACAGCCGAACATCGCCCGCATCGAGGCAGGAACCTACGCCACAAGCCTCGACGTATTGTCACGCATCGCAGAGGCGCTCGGCAAACGAATTGAACTGGTATAATAGAAAGGAGATTGAATTATGGAAGCAAAAGAATTAATGATTGGTGACTGGTGCGCCTACGGGGTTAATTGCAAAGGCAGAGTGACGGCATTAACTGAATCCATGATTACTATGTCAGTTGATGGCAATGAAATCAACGGCCTTTATATGCTTATGCCTGATATGATACGGCCCATCCCTCTCACCGAGGAGATTTTGGCAATGAACTTTGGAGAAGACCCGATTGATTATGACCATGAAATGAGAGAACATTTTCATGTGATTGAAACATGGGCAATCGCAGGTAATGAGCCACCTTTTATGTTCTGCCATAGAAATGACTGGGCTGCGATTAAAACTATTGGCATTTACTTCGTCCACGAACTGCAACACATCTTGCGACTTTGTAATATTGACAAAGAAATCAGTATTTAATGCGATCCCTGCAACCGACCAAGCAGAAGAGCCGCCATCGTGCGGCTTTTTTGTCGTTTCAAGAAAAATGCCTACCTTTGCCGTCATCACGTCGTGATGACGGTTATTTTAGTATTTTATTTTGACCATGCCCCGACCAAAAATCGGGGCATTTTTCTGCCATTTTGGTGCAGTTTTGTTGCTAACTCACAAAAGAAAAACCGCCAACCCGCTATCAATCAGCGGTTTGAGCGGCTCAATCATGTTTAACCCTAAAAAACGGGGAATATTTAACGAAAGGGTAACGAATGGGTATTGCAACAGGGCGCTGATGAGGATTTTTGTTGTGTCAATTACCATATCGTTACCATATAATTATATATATTTTTGTTGCTATTTTGTTGCTTGTTGCTATCTTTGCAGCCGATAATCAACTTTTTCGGTCAAAATGAAACAATCCGTCAGACTTAGGCAGAGGAAGATGCCCAGCGGCAACATATCACTCTATCTGGACATCTACCATAAGGGTGTCCGCAGTTATGAGTACCTGCACCTGTATCTATCCCCAAACAAGAAGGACAAGGAGAAGAACCGCGAGACGATGATGTTGGCCGAGGCGATCTGCGCCAAGCGGCTTGTCGAGGTGAGGAATGGCCAGTACGGGTTTTCATCGCCTGTGAGCGTTTCTTTGCGTGACTATGTACAACGTATCATCGACACGAAGAAAGGCAGCACACAGCGCAGGTATGACGCTTTGAACAACATCCTAAACGGCTACTGCCGACCATCAATGATGCTGTCCGACATCACCCCGGCATGGTTCTCGGCGTTCCTCACCCACCTCGGCAAACAGGGCTATGCCCGAAACACCTTGGCGGTGTATGTGTCCACCATGCGCTACATCATCAACCAGGCACATCGAGAGGGTCTGCTGCCGACCAACCCCATTGCCAACATCAAGGGTGTCGGCTATGAGGAGACCAACCGCACTTACCTGACCATCAACGAGGTTCGCAAGCTGGCCAAAACTCCATGCCCGAATGAGGTCACGAAACGTGCCTTTTTGTTCGGGTGCCTGACAGGGCTGCGCAACTGCGACATCCGTGCGCTGACCTGGGCAGACGTTCACGATCAGGACGGCTACACACGCATCATCTACCGCCAACACAAGACCCACGGACAGGAATACCTCGACATATCCGCACAGGCCGCTGCGCTGATGGGCGACAGGGGCAAGGATGCCGATGCGGTGTTCCCGATGATGAGCTGGAGCAGCGTGCGCAAGCAACTCACTGCTTGGGGGAAGAGTGCCAAGATTCCCAAGCACGTCACGTTCCACACCAGCAGACACACCTTTGCCGTGATGATGCTATCTGTCACCGACATCTACACGGTGAGCAAGCTGCTCGGCCACCGGAAGCTGTCCACGACCCAGGTCTATGCAAAAGTGCTGGACAAAGCAAAGCGTGAGGCCGTTGACAATATGCCCGACCTGCTCAATGCCGAAAAAACGCCATAAATGCGTTCTAACGGCCTTTTATCTCCAAGATATATAGTTTATCATCTTCGCCGAAAAAGTGCGTTATACACGAAATTCAGCAAAAATAACTGCATCATCACCCGTTCCTTATATATTAGGGACGGGTTAATTGTTCTATGACCCTTTGCTGTGACTCTATTATGCTGATGAGCCGTGACACGGTGTCGGGCTCACTCGCCTGCGTCGGTTCTGGCAATATCTTCAGCAGCCGTTCAATGGTCTTCACTTGGTGCGGCTTGGGCGATGACACCCCGGCCTCCCAGTTCTGCACCGTTCTGCTGGACACCCCAACGGCCTCGGCAAGTTCCGACTGGAGAAAGCCGAGTTTCTCCCTTGCTTGTTTTACGTCCATATTTATAACTTGATATGAAGTGATAGAATATTCTCAACGATGAACAAATGCCTGATGTCCGCCTTTGGAAGACGGATATCATCGTAGTTTTCATTGGCACTTCGCAGGAGGACGTAGTGCTGCTCATCCTCATCACGGCGAAGGTATTTGAGCAGCCTGTACTCGTTAGTAATGACCAAGTACACCTGCCCGTAGTATAGCACGTTTAAATTCGCCACTTCTCGCACCGCTATCCAGTCCCCGTCATGGATGTGAGGCTCCATGCTGTCCCCGTTGGCACGGATGATGACCGCAGTCGGTGACACGTTTGGGAGGTTGACGTGGCCGATGACGTGTTCATCGGTGAACACGATAGGCCGTGATCCATTGCCGCAGGTGGCATCCACGTCATAGACCGGGGTGCCGTGTTCCACAACCTCGACAACCTCTTTTGCGGAATTCATCTCCATTTCTCCCTCATTGTATAAAAGCCAGTCCCGGTTGAGTTCGGGAAATTCCGTTAGAACATTGTTCAGTTTATCTGCACCGAAACCCTTGCGCATAGCCGCAACATACCCATTAGACAAGCCGCACCTTATCTCAAATTCTTTTACGCTGATATTCTTGTGTTTAATGAATTCAAGCGTCCGTTCTTTAATTGTATTTCCCATAATTGTAATTCTTAAAAAATATTAAAAAGCGAACAATTCTCGAAATATATTTGTGTATTATCAAACAATGTTCTAATTTTGCAAACAAATAAAATCCGTATTGCCACAAAGATACGAATTAAAACGAAAATAACAACAAAAAATAAAACAAAAACGAAAAAAGATTATGACACTTTTAACACCGTACCAAAAAGAAAGGCAGCGCAAGCGCAACGAGATTTATGCCGAGTACAAGCGACTGGCAGAGAATCCGTCAAACATGCCATCTGCCATCATCCAGTATTTAATGGGCAAGTACAACATCGGTGCCGCCAGCACCATCTACGGCATCATCAAAGAAAAGGAGGGAAACCATGAGAACAATTAAGCGTTACATGGCCTTGTGCCTCGTGTTGGTGTGCATCGGTGCAGGTGGTCTGCTCCTGATGTTCGACTACGGCACCACAACCGCCAAGTGTCTGGCCATCGCAGGCGCAGCCGTATCGTTTGCCGCTGGCCTCGGCCTCGGCTACCTGTTCAACCGCAAACACCTGCTGCCAGAATGATAACCCTCGAGGAAATAGCGCAGCGGCTTGACAGGCTGGAGACCTTGACGGCATTGTCGGCAAAGACCGTGCTTGACATCAACGACACGGCAGAACTGACTGGCTACTCGGTCAAGTATCTGCGGTTATTGATCGCCAAGCGTGAGATACCGCATTACCGCAGGGGCAACCGCCTGTACTTCAATCGTGACGAGATTGAGGACTGGATGATGGGGAAACGCATCCCCACCAAGGAGGAAATGAACATCAAAGCAATGGGTTATCATAGGTGAAACAAACTGGTCTACCGAGATGGTGACCACCGCAGTAGTTCAAGAGCAGAACAGCCGAAAGGCAAGATGATGCGTGCAAATCCGTCCTGCGGACAAAGGCAACGACCGAGCCGAGAGGTCAAAATAATAATACTTAATAATTGAAAGAATCATGAGCTTATTTAAAAATCCCAACGAGTTGACTATCAACTCAACCATCAAGATGCTGGTCTACGGCGAGCCGGGTATCGGAAAGACCACGCTGGCATTGTCATCACCGCAACCCGTCCTGTTTGACTTTGACGGCGGTATCAGCAGAGTGAACAAAGCACACCAATGCCCGACCTTGCAGGTGCATTCCTGGGACGAGGCACTGGACGCACTGACCGAACTGGAGAAGGGCGAAGTTCCCTGCAAGACCATCGTCATCGACACCGCTGGCAAGATGCTCGACTTTATGAGCGAGTACATTATGAAGAACGACCCGAAGATGAAAATGCGTGACGGCTCACTGGCACTGAAAGGTTATGGTCAGCGCAAGGTCATGTTCACGAACCTCATCAAGCGCATCAGCCTCATGGGGAAGAACGTGGTCTTCGTCGCCCACGAAAAAGAGGACAAGGACGGCGAGACCCGTCGTGTCCGTCCCGACATGAGCGGTTCGTCACTGGGCGACCTTATCAAAGAACTTGACCTTGTAGGTTATATGCACGCAATCGGCAGGGAGCGCAGCATCTGCTGGACACCCAACGAGCAGTACTATGCCAAGAACACCTGCAACCTGCCCGAGTGGGAGAAAGTCCCCGTCATCATCGATGCGCAGGGCGGCATCGCTGGCGAGAACGATTACCTTACCAAGACCTTTGCAGGGTATGCCGAATATCTCAAGCAGCAGGCTAAGATAGGTGAGGACTACACCAACCTGCTTGCCCAGATCAGTGAGGACGTCGCAGCCATCACCGATGCCAAGACCGCTGACGAGTTCGTGGCCAAGATGGGCGACTATCCCAAAATCTGGGACAGCGTGGCACAGGCACGGCGCAAGTATGCCGAGCGCATCGCCGAACTGAAAATCACGTACAACAAAGCCAAGAAGTGCCATGTATCCGCAGCCTGATTATAACATCTATCCTACTTTGCTCGACGCCTGGTGGAAGTTCCAGAACACCAAACTGGAGGATTTCTTCTACCAGGACGAGCAGGGCGGTTGGCACCTCAACTACAACGAGAGTGACGGCACATACCACTACTCGCAAGAGGAGATGGATGCCCTGCTGGAACAGGAACTGATTGACAAAATCAACCGTGTTCCGCAAGAACCCAGCGAGGCCGCAAGCAAAGGCACTATCTTCAACGAGATTGTGGACTGCATCATCGAGCACAGGGGATGCCACCATGAAGGCTGGACGGTTGAGAGCGTTGCGGATGAACAAGGCAACAAGACCACCATTCACGGAGCACTGGACGGCTTTGACTTCTACTTCGATGCCAATTTTTGCAAGCAGATAGCGGGCTACTTCAAGGGGGCATTACCCCAATACTACACCGAGGCGCTGCTGCCATGCAGATACGGGACGGTGAGGCTATACGGCTGGATCGATGAACTCTGCAAGGATGTTGTCAAGGACATCAAGACCACTAAGCGATATGAGTTCGGCAACTATGCCCACTACTGGCAACGCCACGTCTATCCCTACTGCCTCATCGAGAGCGGCGACTGCAAGGCCATCAAAGGCTTTGAGTTCACCGTCATCAAGTGGACTGGCGGCACCAAGTACAACCCCCTGCTTGCAGGTGAGATGTACAAGGAATACTACACCTATGACCACTGCGAATCGTCTGCCCTGATACGGCAGGAGTGTGAGCGGTTCATCGAATTTTTAGAATCACATAGAGATAAAATTACAAATAACAAAATTTTTAATCAAGATGAAAACAATTCAATTTAAGATTACAGGCACCAGCCCGCTGCTGATGCACGATGACAAGACGGCAAACCCGCTGAACGAGTATTCAAAGAAACTCAAGCCGCTGAACGCAAAACGCAAGAAAACCGATGAGGACTATGCAAAGATTGCGCAAATTGAGTGGGAGGCGAGTCTCTACTATTCTAAAGACAAGGGTTATTACATTAAGGGTGACTGCTTTGCTGCATCATTCCTTGCAGCAGCCAAGAGCAAGAAACTCGGCACCGCTTTCAAGCAGTCGGTGAGCATTCCTGATGACCCTGTGTTGGTGTTCCCGCACATGAAACTTACTCCTGATAAGTTGTTTGAGAAGTCGCAGTACGTTGACATGCGCACTGTCAAGGTGAAGATGAATAAGATTATGCGTTGCCGTCCCATCTTCAATGAGTGGTCTTGTGAGGTAACAATATTCTTTGACGAAACTCGCCTTGATGAAGCCGAGATTGAGCAGATTGTGGAATACGCAGCGCAGTACATCGGTGTTTGCGACTATCGCCCGAAATACGGCAGATTTTCTGCCGAGCGCATTTAAGGCCAGTGGCCCGGCTTTGTAAGTCGTGGCGGAGCGGGTCAAGGTCGGCACGGGTTAGGTCTGGTGCGGTCAGAGGTTGGATGAGGCCGAACTTGGCATGATGATGCTGGGCCTGTTGAGGAGCGGCAAGGTCAGTGGTGGGGCAAGGCCCTGTCGGGATTGGTTAGGCATTGTTTGGTGTGGTGCGGCAAGGCGAGGTCAGAGGTAATGTTTGTTGGGGTGGGGCCGGTCGTGGTAAGTTGGGGCACGTCCCGACAAGGCAAGGAATGGTACGGATCGGCAAGGTCAGAGGTAAGGCATGGCCGGTTGGGGCCAGTTCTGGTGGGGACGGGTGATGTCTGGAGGAACAAGGCAAGGTCAGTGGTGAGGTTTGGCACGGACGTTCGATGCGATGTCTGGTGAGTTGGGGCAAGTCATGGAAGGGTAAGGTCAGAGGTTATCCAAGGCATGGCATGACGAGTTTTGAAATGGCAGGACATGGTTTTATTAACAATTTAGTAATTCAAAATAATGGCAGAAAAAGAAAACATATTGATGACACAACAGGGTTGGCTTAACCTTGTGGACGAGATTTCGAGCAGATTCAGCGGTGGTGAATTGATCCCACATGAATGGCTGAAGAAAAGATTTGGTATTGCCGAACTTGATTTCAACGATTTTGAAAGTCAAGGAGAATTTATCAAAGCATTACAGGAACAACAATTCGCATACATGGCCTGTGTAGAGAAATTGCGTTGCAAACTGCTTGATGAGATGCAAATCTGCATCAGCAACGTGTGGGGGGATGGTTACAGGATTATCCCTTCAAAGGAACAAACCCGTTACGGGTACGATGGATTCATTAAGGATATGAACAAATCCATCCGTGAAGCCAATGCGATCATGAATAATGTCGCAAGTGTAGATGCAGAGCAGCAAGCAAAGGACAATGACCTGCGTGCAAAGTTTGCAATGCTTTCACAAATGATTAAATCAGCAAAATAACAACACTATGAGCGTAAACAAAGCATTCATATTGGGACGTGTCGGCAAAGACCCCCAGGTGCAGCACATCAACGACACCAAGAAGGTATCGTTCAGCATGGCCACCACCGACCGAGGCTACACCAAGCAGGACGGCACACAAGTGCCTGACCGCACCGAGTGGCACAACATCGTGGCATGGCGAGGACTGGCCGAAATCTGCGAGAAGTACGTCCACAAGGGCGACCTCCTGTACATCGAGGGAAAGATTGCCAACCGCTCTTGGGAGAAAGACGGCCAGACCCACTACATTACGGAGATTGTGGCCGAGGTGGTGGAGCTGTTCCCCAAGTCGCAGAACCAGCCACAACAGGCCACGGTGAGCGATTTCCAACCCATCATGCAACCGATAGATGATGAACCATTCTGATGGTGACGATTAGCAACAGCCAACGGGATCAGGCGGTGAGGTACTTGCAGGCATTCACCGAACTGGAGAATGGCAACCGAGACATCAAGGTTGTGAACCTCTGCCGCCTCGCCCGAAGGCTTGCTAAACAACTGGAGAAACGAGATAAGAAATGAACGGCTGGATTAAGATACACCGAACAATGTTGCAGTGGGAACACTTCAACGAGCCAAGCGTGGTAACGGTATTCCTCGCCCTGCTGCTGAACGCAGATAAGACAGGGAAGACTGGAATTACCATCGGTGGTATCGCATCCGTGACAAAGTTGCACAACAACACCGTGAAACGAGCCATCGCCAAGTTGGTGGCCAGTGGCGAAATCACCCGCCAAAAATACGGTTCAAAAATCACCACATCAATAACCAACTGGAGCGAATATCAATCGGCACAAAAATTAGACCGATGCGAAAAGTCATCGGTACAAAAATTAGACCGATATGAGGACAAAAATTGTACCGATATAGGTACAAAAAATGTCCCAATCCAATATAACAAGAATAATAAGAATAATAAGAATATTGTTGCTGACGCGCACGCGCACGAGGATTTCATTGCTGATGCACTTAATGACCTACGGGTCGAGCGGGGCTGCATGGCGATGAGGATAAGCCCGGACGAATACCGCCAACTGGTCACCGAGGTGACAAACGACTGGATATTCCGCAACATCCCCGACAACGAGTGGACGCTGACCCACCTGCTTGCGCAGATGCGAATCAAGCACAACATAAACAACCGAGACAATGGACAGCAAAACAAACGAGGTACTGAGACAGGAAACGGCACGGTTCACACCGTCAGCGGCTTCAAAATCCTCAACCGATAATGAACCCGACATGGTGCTGGAGGCAAAGATATTCCGTGCGCACTTCTATGAGGTCGAGCCGAAGTTCGACCCCGACAAGACCGACAGGAAGGTGCTGAACACCATCTTCGCATGGGTGTGGCGTTACGACCCGTGCAACTATCTGGGCGTGGACTACGACAAGGGCTTTTTCCTCTACGGCAACATAGGCCGTGGCAAGTCAATGACCATAAAGGCCATGCAGAAGTACATGAACAGCGTGAAGACCCGCTACTACAAGCGTGATGATTACCGCCTCGGCGCATGGTGGAAGACCGCCAGCGAACTGGCTAACATCTATTCCGCAGACGGACAGCCCGCACTCATCCAGTATGCTGCCGATGATATGAACCTCATTATCGACGAGTTCGGGCGCGAGCCGATCCCGGCATCGAATTACGGAACAAAGATGAACGTGCTGCAGTTCCTGTTACAGTTGCGCTATGACAAACGCAGGTCAACCATCACGCATATCACGACCAACCTCACCCCCGACCGCCTGGAGCCGCTCTACGGTGACTATGTGGCCGACAGGTGCAAGGAGATGTTCAACTTTATCGAATTCAATGGTGAGAGCCTGAGATAACAACAGATATTACGACACCTCAAATCAAACAACTAAGTATATGGACGGATTTATCATTACAATCATCGCGCTGACGGCGGTTTCAGCCGCAAGCATAGCACTAAACATTGGGCAGTACAAAGAAAGACAGCACTGCCAGTCGGAAACGAACCAGTTTATCAAAGACGCGGCCAAACTAGAAATTGAACTGGCCAGCATAAAAGATAAACTAGACAACGAAAGGAAGCACCGTGAATGGGCGATCGGCATACTCAAAGACCAAGGCATCCTTGTCACCGGCCTGCGCAATGCGCTCAAGGCCGCAAGCAAAGACAGGTGGAAACAATGGCAAGAGAAGCACAGTGAAGAACAAGAACAACAAACAACTGACTGATATGAGAGATTCTGATTATTATCCCGCAGGGGCATACAATGACCCAAATGCGCCGTACAACGAGAAAGAGCTTCCAGAAATCGAGGTGAGCTGCGAGGTCAGCGAACTCATGGTAAAGAGCGGCGTCACCGTCAACACGAACCAGTACGCCAACGACTACGACGACTTCGGGCAGGTATGCGGTCGTGAATTGCTTATCACCCGCAACGACGTCAAGACGCTCTATGAAGAGAGCCACTACACCGTCCAGGAGCTGCTTGAGGAACTGGAAAGACGCCTAAAGGAGGATATGAAAAAGCCGATGCTGCAAGCCGACCACACAAAGATAACGAAGATGCTTGCCGACTGCCGAGGCTGGACGGGAGAGAGCATAGAAATCGAGAAATATGAAGCATAGTGTAAATTTTTTCATGCTGCCGCCAAGCCGAGCATGGTTAATCGCCCATTGAGGGTATTGCGGTAGGAACTGGCGGATGGGACGGAGTAAGACCTGCACGATGGGCAAGGCAGGAAGGGTTTGTAGATTTTCCCTCATATGAGCAGCGGGTTCGATTCCCGCACTCCGAACAACGTAAGCGTTTTTTAAAGATTTGGGAGTCGGAGAGACCGACGGAAGACCCCGGCAGTCGTGTACTGCCTCGCACACACTGGCGCTCAATGCCAGTTGAGGTTTTCTATTTTCACACGGGGGAGACCCGTTCTCCCTCTTTTATCGAGAAAGTTTCACTTTTAATTTTTAAGATTATGATACAGAGGAGATTTAGCAAAGACCTAGCCGTTAAGGTAGCGGGCGGCGAGACACTGGGTTTCATCATGACCAAGAACGGCCACCCTGTCCGCTTATTGGACACCGAAGCAAAGGGTGACTATCCCGTTGTCGGCCTCATCGACATGGGCAGTTACGAAATCACCCGCCAATGGACTGCGGACGGGAAACTCGACGTGCGTGAAGGGATTTCGACCAACACTGACCTTGTTATCGAGACGGAAGGAGGTGAAGCATGAAGAACATCATCAACTACGATTTATATTAAAACAAAAAAATATATGAGCAGAAAAGAAGATTTCATCCAAGCTGGTATTGACTACCGCTTTGAACAGGGTAAGCCGATGGCCATTAGCGGTGACAACTTTGCCGATGTTGCAAATGAGATGAACCGCACAAAGCCATTTGAGGATGGTGCTGAATACGGCTACCAGTATGCCGTTACTGAATTTGTTGAGAAAATCAATAAAGCGAGTCATAATTCATTTAACAACGGTTGGAAAGCAGCAGTTAAGAAAGTTTGTGATATTATGAACCACTATTGCAATCGGTCAGGTGTTCATCCAAGTAGAAGGGTTGATATTATTAACCATATCCTTAAAGAAACAGCTTCTGTCTGCGAAAACATGACAAAGATTCAAAAAGAACTTCAAAAGAAAGGAGGTCAAGATGGGAAATGAGTGGTTACTCGTAATAGCAATAATTATCATTGCTTTCGGAGTCCAACACAACCGAAACGATATTGATGAACTGAAAAGACAAATAGATAAACTGAAAAGACAAATAGATAAACTGAAAGGAGGCGATCAATGAACTTCGGTGATGTGTTTATGGCATTCTTTTGGGGGATGCCGCTTGACAAAGATGAATTTGACAAATTCTTTGACGAGGGATTCATCAAGTATTTTCGTGATAACCCTAACGGCCATGACGAGGTGATGAGGGTTATTGACGAGAAAGTCCCAGCAGATTTAAAAGATATGATAAGAGAGAGAATGAATAAGATTTACGAACAATCTAAGCAAGGAGTGAACAATGACGATCATCATCAATGATTGCAACGGCCACTACACAAAGACGTGGCACAACTGGGACGACAGGATGATACCGCAGGCGGGAGACTGGCTCATCATCCACTCGGGCGACAACAACGAGGTGTCGCGTACGGTTAAGGTCATCGCCCGCATCTTCGACGGGACACGGCCGGATATGGTATATCTAACAACCGATTACGAAAATGAAGATTAGACTACAACAATACACGATTGAATCGACCAGAAGCGTCAACGGGAAGGTGATAAGCCGACGATACGGCTATGTCATCGCTGTCAAACGCCACTGGTGGAAAGTGTGGGGGAAATGGCGATACATCAACCTACTCCCAGGATGGCAACGCTCAATTCTCCATGACGAGGCCGTGAGGGTTCGGCTTGTCAGCATGAGCTACGCGACAAAATTCAACGAGGACGGCAGCATGGACCTCAACAAAAAGTCCACGGCAGAAAACGTGATTAAACTAATGAAAGAACAACCAGACAGATTTATACTAGCATGATTATGACTTACTTTGTGATAGGGCTGTGCCTGGGGATGGTTGTTATGGCGGTCATCTGCGACAAGGCGCACAAGGCAGAGTTGGACGACCTGCGCAAGCAGATAGAGCAGGATAGCAAGAACTACTACGATGCCGTGAGCAAACTGGAGGACGAGATCCGCACGCAGCGCAACGTGGCCAAGGCCCTCAACGATGACAATGTGAGACTGCGAAAGAAACTCAAAAATAAAGAAAATGAATATCAATCCTAACAACGAATCAAGCGCAAGCCAGTGCGCCCAGATAAAAGACTGGCTGGAACAGGGCAACGTCATAGACGGGATGATTGCGTTAAACCTGTTCGGGTGTTTCCGTCTGCCGAGCCGCATCCACGACCTCAAGGAGCGCGGCATGAAGATAACAGACCGTTGGAAAGTCACTAAGACTGGAAAACGGGTTAAGGAATATTTGTTGGCGATATGAGCAAAGATAAAAAAGCATGATTATGGAACGAGTAGAATTATTTAATGACCACTTCCAGAACTTCAAGCGGTACGGCATCCCCCATGCCCAACTGATCATCGCAGACCCGCCATACAACCTCGGTAAAAATGCCTATGCAAGCAACCCGTCATGGTACATTGACGGCGACAATAAGAACGGTGAGAGCGATAAGGCTGGCCGTGAGTTCTTCGACACCGATAAGGATTTCCGCCCCGCCGAGTTTATGCACTTCTGCTCGCAGATGCTGGTCAAGGAACCGAAGCAGACGGGCAAGGCCCCGTGCATGATTATCTTCTGCGAGTTTGAACAACAGTTCAAATACATTGAGTTGGGCAAGCGGTATGGCTTCCAGCACTATATCCCGCTGGTATTCCGCAAAGACTATTCCGCACAAGTACTTAAAGCCAATATGCGTGTCGTGGGCAACTGCGAATACGGGTTGATACTCTACAAGGACAAACTACCCAAGTTCAACAATGGCGGTAACATGATTTTCAACTGCATAGATTGGGTGCGTGATAATGACACCCCGAAGGTGCATCCAACGCAAAAGCCTGTGCCGTTGCTTGAGAAACTTATCCGCATCTTCACTGACGAGAACGACGTAGTTATTGATCCTTGCGCTGGGAGTGGCTCAACCTTGTTGGCGGCATGGAACCTCAACCGCAGGGCATACGGATTTGAGATTAAAAAGGACTTTTTCAAGTTGGCGAATGAAAAGGTATTAACACACAAAAAACCGAACTTATTCCCTACACTATGACCAAACAAGACCTACAACCGACATACCACTACGTCATCGGCATCGATCCCGATGTGAAGAAGAACGGCGTGGCCATCGTGGAGAAAGAAACCAAGCACCTTGAATGTGCTGCACTGACCTTTGCCGAGACGCTGGACTACCTGCAATGGGTGGCCAAACGCTCGGCAGAGGCCAAGGCATCCGTCAAGGTCTATGTCGAGGCAGGGTGGATGAACCGCACCAACTGGCACCTGTCCAAATGGGACAACCGAGGCCAGGTCGTGGCAAAGGGTGTGTCCCAGGGACGCAACGAGCAGGTGTCCCGTCTGCTGGGCGAGATGTGTCAAGCCTACGGACTGCGCTGGCAGTTCCTCAAGCCGTTCCGCAAGGTGTGGGGTGGCCGTGACCGCAAAATCACCCATGACGAGCT